AAATCTGTCTTTAGACGTAGAAAACAAAGTCAGGGCAAGTGGTATTATGTTTGGAACTGATACTGCTGATGCCAATACCTTAGACGATTACGAAGAAGGCTCTTGGACTCCTGCATTTTCGCCACAAGATGATATTATTGATACGGTTACTTACGATTCTGTAAGATTCGGAAGGTACACAAAAATAGGTGATACCGTTCACGTATGGGGTAGAATAAGAACAGACGTTCTAGTCTTTGTTGATTACATAGGCGCTTTAAACATAAATGGGCTACCATTTACACCTGCAACGATTTTATCTAGTGGAACTTCTACGTTTGCAGGCACTATTGGATACGCAACTGCTTGGGGTGGCGATGACCCTTGGTTTATTACGGCAGAATCAGGAGTTGATAAAATAGAACTTTGGTATAAAACAAGTTTTTCTGGTAACTTACTTGCGGTTCAAACTACCGATGCAGGTGGTGGTTCGAACTCAAATGACTTAATATTTCAATTAACCTACAAAGTATAATGTTAGAAAAAACAGAATCATATACGTCAATAGACATCAAAGAACTTGGTCAAGTGTCTTTGCGTAAAACAACACGAGTAACTGATGATGGAACGGTCATATCCGAAAGCCATCATAGAGAAGTACGAACCCCTGACCAAGACATTACAGACCTACCTGAAAATGTTCAGGCAGTCATCAACGCATACTGGACTCAAGACGTTAAAGACGCTTGGGCTGAGTTTCAACAACAATCAAACGCAAACATAGATTAATTATGTCACACATAGAAACCACATACAACTCACTTACGATTGATCAAAACGGTCACGTATCGGTTCGTAAAGAAGTTACGTTCAATAACGAGTTAGAAGAAGTAGTCGCTACTGCTAGAGAGAAGGAATACTTTGCTAAGGATTCTGACGTATCTGCATTGCCAGATCACTATCAAGACGCAATTACTGCTTTTTGGGCAGGAGTTTCTGTAGAAGAAGAACCTGTTGACGAAGAGGCATAGTCTTTGTATATTGATGTAATGTTATAACATTAACTAAACTTAATTTACAATGGAAGAAAGACTCCAACAACTAGTACAACAACGAGATGCTCTAAGCACTCAAATCAGTGAACTTAATTTTCTTATCAAGGGATACGAGGACACTATCAAACAACAAAAAGAAGAGGCTGAAGATGTATCAGAACAAGTCGAAGAAGTCTGACACTAAAAAGAAAAAGCCAAACGCCCAGAACGGAAGAATGGCTTTTATGAAAAAGACTGGTCGTAGTAAGAAAGGCTAGTTTATACCCATCTCTGGAAAGTCCTCAAAGTAGGGCTTTTCTTTTTTGGTGGCATGAGCGTGTCCATCAAAATACCCTTTTATGTATCCTTCCTTAAATGCCTCAGTGATTGACTTCTCTGAGGCTTCTATTTGTTTCATGCTAGAGCCAAAAATGTAGCCGATGTACCCAAACGTAATCGACAAAGATAAAACGGATATAATTGTCATAAATTAGCCCTCCTCAGAAATTTTTCGCTCCAAATCTCGCTTTATACAAGAGTTCACGAGCAAAGCCATATCTAAGTATGCCTTTACAGCTTGCGTAGCTCTCAGGCGATTCTCGTGCGAATTGAAGCATCTTCGGTTTATCAGGTGGTTCACAGTGGTGTGGTCTCGGTATTTTAACTGTTTCGCAATAAATTTTTGCGTAAATCCAAGCTCGCTCAGTGCGAACACTATAACCTGCTTAGCATCTACTATTTCTTGGTGTCGATACTTGCTCTTTATCAATTTTTTAGTGATGCCTGTCTTTTCGGCTACGTGCTCAATGATGTAATCTGCTATGACCATTTGTATCCTTCTTTTTTAATTGTGCACATTTAAGAGTTTTTGTTGTGCATATTTTAGATAAATAAAAAAGGGCAACCCACGATTAAGCGAGCTGCCCTCTGTTAATGTGTTATCCACAATCTACAGAAGTCGAGATATATAGTCAAGCATTTTCTTTACTTGTAAGCGATTATAGCTTCTTCGCCCTGTCAGCCAATCTCTTAGCAAGAGATATTTTTTGGGTAGGTCTTTAGAGCGGTAGTATCTATGTGCATACCAGTGTGGGTCGTTCTGTACCTCACACCAGAACACCATCGCTGATAGTTCGTCTTCGGAGGGCTTACCGTGTCCCTTTGGGGAGAGAAGCTGATAGATTCGTTCCTTGAACTTGTCTGACCACTCCACTCCCATGTAGACGGCAACGTGCTTTGAGAAGTCCACCATAGAGTACGGACTACTCTTGACTGTATCCTTAATTTCTTCAAGGGTCATTTTGCCTCTGGTTCAGGCTTCTCTTTCTTGATGGTCTGAATGACACCAATGATGGCTAGCATCAATGCTGCAATGGATTCGTACATATCAGGCTGTACGGACACACCAATAGCACCAGCTATGGCGGTTACACCTTGATAGGTGGAGGGTTCTTTTAGTCGGGATTTTAACCAGTTCCAAGTCATAGTTACGGCTCTTTTGTTAATTAAATATACGGTGAAATCAATTATAGGAAGGATACGCCCCCTACTCAATACCTTTTTACGTCTAGTTACTTCAGGCATCTTAGTTTCTTTAACGCTCTGAAACTTTCCTTGAGGCACGCTACGATTATCTATCGTAACCGTTTTTATTTTCTTTCGCCCTTGTATTGCCATTTGCCATCCTCATCTGCCTCAAATTCGTGGTATCTGTCTCCTTTATGGTCACAGTGTATAAACTTCTGATCTGGATAGTAACAGATACGCTTGTAGTCGGACGCTCTAAGCTCTTCTAGCAACAGCTCCATGTTAGCGCACGTGTAATCTACGGCTCCTAAACCAGTAAAGGTATGTTCTGACGTTCCGCTTCTACCGTGCGACAACTCCCATTCTAACGAGCGATAACCACTGTTCTGGGATACTTGTATGGGTTGACCTATCTTGTGCCGTATTTGGTTAATTATAGGCTTGTGGTACTTCTCTATCTTATCAACTACGTGAATAGGAACATTAACCATGACCCTATCCACTAAGAATTCTTTAATGCTAAAATAATCGTAGTACATACGCATTTTGTTAGTTAAATGATAAAATCTAGGTAGTTACCACCAAAATATCAATACCAATAAAAAACCCCACTGATCAGGTGGGGCTTCAAACAATTTCTCTCAGTAACAAAATTACAAACATGAAGTTTAGGTGTTCAGACTAAACCACTGCTAATATAGTAAAAATATACTAATAAAAAAAGGGGCGTTGCTCGCACAAGCCCCTCTTTCATATCATCGTAACAGTACTATGCCTATAACTTGAAGCGAAAAACTAAAAAGTTATAAATATAGTTAAGTTAAGGTATCGGTATCCCTACCGAAAAAGGATAGAGGCTTTCACACCCACTATCCATGTATTAAGAGACAAATGAAAACTGCTATCAGCAAAGTTTTTTATATATCATCATAGCAATCTCATCGTCCTTTACTCAAAACGGCAATGCCGCTTCGGTAGCTGCTGCAGAAACATCCTGATCTTCTCGTTCTGCAACGGTAACAGCACCTTCGGTAAATACTACCTTGCCATTACCAAGCCAAATTTTTTCCTTTCCAGCTTCTCGCTCTTCTTTAGACATGCTCATAGCAATACTCGCATTGTTGCCGAACCTGGTTTCATCATTAATAAATACGGTAACGTTGGCATACGTGCCTTTTTTACCTACTACTAACGATTCTTTTGGGATTTTTGTTACGTCTATAGACGCATTAATTATTGTCGCCATTTTTCTTTTAATTATGTTATAGTTGAAGTTTAAATGTACATAAGTGAGTGAATAAAGTCAATAACTAAATTTTTAGCCCTAGATCTTTGTGGTGTAGCATCTTAATTCGTTCATGTGTAAGCTGACCTCGCCTGCTCTTCACAACCTTAACGAACACACTTTCATATGCGTGAACGTCACCGTCTCTCCACCCCTTTACTTTTAGATTTCCGAGTGCATCCATCAGGATAAGGGACTCGACCATGTTAGGTCGAAAAACTGAGGTCATACAATGAGCCACGTTCTTAATAACTTGCGCCCATTGAGCGTCCTTGTATTTAGGCTCTAGCTGCCAGCCGGATCGGTTGTATTCGGATATGGTAACTTGGCTAGGTACGATGACCAACACGTTGAGTTCCTTTGCTATCTGCTTTAGTATTTTGGTTACATAGTTAATCTCCAGGGTTCTCGAATCGAACCTGCCTTGAGCATACACCTCTTGCACATAGTCAATGACCACGAAGTCTAGACCACCCTCAATTTTTGCTAGACGGCACAGACGTTTGATTTCATCTATGTCATCGGTGGTATCCACTATGCGCACGTTATCAGCGTGAGATACTGCTTGTAGGGCTAACTGAGTAGCCGTGTTCACATCATAATCTTCCATTTGGAACCACAAACCTTGATAGCCCTGTACGGCTAACCTAGAGGCTAGGAACGTTGACCATTGGGTCTTTCCGTGTCCGGAGTCGGCTAGTATCACGTTTATATCGCCCTTGTGCAGACCAACGTGTTGATACAGTTGATTATCTATTTTTTGCTCACCGGTAACTAGCTTTTCCTTTTTGGGCTGAGACTGTTCTCGCTCGAAGATTTGCGTTGGAGTAAGTGCATCTACCGGAGTTGCCTCGTCTAGTTCGCCACTTAGCTTATCTATCTGCATCATTAACTCATCCATCGTAGTGGACGGGTTATGAGCAAGTTGGGTAGCCTGGGTCAGTGACTTAGTTAGTCTTCGCCTATCAGCAGTGTCCTTCAGGATACGAGCGTACCCCTTGATGTCGTGCTCAGAAGTGCGCTGGTGCATCTGTAACTCAAGAAGGTAATCACAGCTATAATTGTCTAGCCTAGCTGCTAGGGTATCCTCATTGAACAGAATGCCCTCTGCGTGTTGCTCGCACGCTTCTAAGTAAATAGGATGTAGGTTAGGGAAGTGGGTAGCGTCCGTTACATTGAATATAAGGTCTCTATATTCTCTACTAGCAATGAGCGTACCAACCAGCACTTCCTCTAAGTGCCTTTGGTCTAATTCGCTCATAGAAGTTCCTTAGCCTTGACTCTTCCGTATGGGGTTAGTGAATAGGTGGACGGGTGCTTGTTATCGGAGACCATTACGCCCGACTGTATTAGGCTACATATCGTTGAAAAGGTCGTCCAATACTTGTCGTGACCCCCTATGGTCATTATAGGCTCTATGTCTTTATAGGAAGCCTTTCCTTGATCTTGTAATAATTTTAATATGTGCAGTTCATTTAGTGTCATCTTTTTTCTCATTAGTTTTTCTTAAATCTCTTTTAGTTACGGTTCCATTTTTGTTAAATGTGTGGGTGACCCATCCCTTGCGGTCATACCACGTCATTGCAAGAACCCTAATATATCTACTAGCAAACTTTCTAGCAAAACGAATATACGGTTTTTGTGTGGGGGGTTTGTTCGTTTTTATTTGTACGAGCCAAACGTTACTCCCATCCATCGCTATAATATCGAACCCATCGAATCTAGATTCGTTACACGAACATTCTAGGTTCCAACACTTTGTGCAGAGTCCAGCGAATAAGTCTTTGGATTTTCGAAAGCGTCCACCCAGCTCTACCTCATCCACGATCATTCCTTTGTCGTGAAAGAAGGCTATAGCTTTAATGACGGTTCTGCGACCTTTTTGTTTGCTCATAAGATAAAGAAGCCCCTACCACCACGGAGACGATGATAAGGGCTGTTATTAGGGCTGGGATCATTTTCTTTTGAAATCATCTGATTCGTCTTCAGAAAAGACCCCTTCGCTGTAGAATCCGGTTATTTGTAGTACGGCACGAGCCTTCGCTCTTTTCTCAGCGGTCTCTACCGGGTAATGCGGTAGGGAACCACCTGTTTTCTTGGTTTTTACGGGACAGTTATAGTGATTGGCTGTTCCATAAGACTCTACGGTGTATACCTCACCATTTGCATCTAATTTTTCGGCAGTAGCCTTAATACAACAATTTTCTTGTCCCTCAGTTAGTTCGGGCACAACCTCGTAGGTTACGGTAATCTTGTCGTGCGCCATTATCTTTTCTACACCGGTTCGAGTAATAATAATGAACCCTTGGTACGGGTGCTTAAAGAAATCTTTACCGGTTAAACGGTATCGTTCTGCTAGTAATTTAAGTGTATTTTGTTCTGTGCTCATAATAGTGTTATTTCATTTGCGTTTTCGATCCCGGTTGATTCGGGGGTTGGGTTTTTCTTCCATTCACCGATGCGGTACTTAATTACGTTTAGCTCCTGCATCGCATTTGTCTGTGTCATCTCGTCTAGAGAGTATACAGCCGTATTATATGGAAACTCTTTTTCTATTGCAACAAAGTAGAAGTTATACAAAGGAATTTCTAGCACGTCACAATAAAAAGCAGCTTGTAGATCGTATCTGAACTTAAAGAAGTCAGACTTGAAGGATTTGTGCGAAGCGTCTCGGCACGACTTCCAATCTATGATCGCTAGAGGCTCCTCGTTCCTTACTAAGAGACGATCGGGTCTGACTCTATACATTAGGTCAAATAGATCGGGCTCGGTTGTTAGAAACGAATATTCGTCCCACACCTCATAAGGATCGTATAGGTCGTACACCTTTTTTAGTGCTTCGTTTCTCAATGTAGAATTGTACATGTGTTGAATGCGCTCCATGTCCGCCTCGGATATAGACACTTGATTTTCACCTAGTGAACACTCAAAGTCGTTCTTATAGGTCTTGTAATCCTTAGTCATAGTCGGAGCCATAATGTCCGGTCTACGCTCCAGGATTTGTGCTATGATCTCGGCATCTTTAAACACCTTGAAACGTTTATGGAACGCTTCTCTATCCTCGAAGTACGTGTGCATAGCGTCCCCAAACAAAAGAGCCTGGCTCGGCTCTATGGGTTGAAGCGCTTTCGCAATCGAGTGTTTAGCCACGCCCTTTACGAAGCTACTAGAAATGTAGTCGGTTAGAGCGTGGTAATCACTATTGGATAAGGATTCATATACTTTCATTAGAATCCAAACCGTTCTTGTTCTTCGGTTTTATAGGGCTTGATTTCGTACACTTCGTGTGAAGAGTTCTGTCGTTCAAGAATAACCTCTACTTTTTGAGCCAATTTATCATCACCCGTTGGATTTTTACCGGTTAACTTTTGAATTAGCTTTGTAGCCAGATCCTTGCCGCATACCTGCATTGACCCTGAATTTCTACAAGTAACGTTAAACGATTCACCCAATGGTTCGGGCGTACAATACACTCTTGTGTCGTTGAACCCGAATGATAAGGTTTCCGGTGTTCCTATCTTTTTCTTTCCTTCTTGAAAAAACAAGATCGAATAATTAACCGAATTCTTACCCGACCTTCCGAAATGTACAACCGCATCGGAGTTCTTTGAAGATCCGCTTCCTTTTCTAGATTTTAGTGCATAGTTCCAATTAATAGACATAATATTATAAGTTATTTAAGGTTTCGATTTTTATTATAGGTTGATCAAACGCTTCAAGAGCCAACTGCATATCTTCCACCATATCTTCTAGATCGGTAGCTATTAAACTGATTGGCACTTTAACGTATCTTACAACGATGTCTTGTTCGTCATAAAATACCTGGTGTATAGAATACACCGTCTCGTCACCGGATTTTTGTGAAAGTACCCGGTAATTCCAAGTTTGTTCCATTTGTCTTGTGGTTAGATTTTTGTTCGTGTTGTTTTGCGCTGTATAAGCACACCTCAAAGGCTCTTATGTATGCCTGAGTATACTTGTCTGGGTTAGGTAATGATCTTAATCCAGACAGAAATGCCTGCATAAATTCTATGTGTTGTCTCATATGTATCTCGTTTCTTAATTTAAGTATTGTGGATATAATTTATAAAAAAGTATACACTATGCAAAATAATTTTTATATTCTTATTAATTATTAATAAGAGTGAGACTATAATGGAAGTTCCAAACCACACACAGATCCCTAATAGTATTATAGACGAACATATGAAGAGCCTAAGCCCGGCTCAGTTTAAGGTGCTCATCGCTATATGCCGAAAGACCATTGGGTGGCACAAGCAATCCGACTACATAAGCATATCACAGATCGTGGATCTAGCCGGGGTATCCAACAAGACCGTGATTGGTGCGGTTAGAGACCTAGAGCGCCTCGGATTTATTGTTACGCAAAAGAGCAATAGAACCACCACGCACATTACCTTGAACTATAACGTAACTAGTGTACTGAGTACACCAACTAGTGTAATTACTACACCACCTAGTGGAGCTACTACACAAGTTGCTAGTGGAATTACTACACACACAAAAGAAACCCTAAAAGAAACTATATATAAAGAAAGGATGATCCCCACTCTTGATGAGGTTGTATCTTATTTTACGAGCAATGGGTACACGGTAGAAGCCGCTAACAAGATGTACGATTTTTACCAGGCTTCGATTTCTAGTAACCGTCAGAAGTATTGGAAGGATAGTAGAGGTAACCCAGTAAAGAATTGGAAGCAGAAGGCTCAAAGCGTGTGGTTCAAACCGGAGCACAAGGATCAAGGTGCGGACGGTTGGTCAACCCAGGGCTTTAAGTCCGTTGATGTACTTTAGTAAGTGCAGAACATATGTATGCTTTTTTTATTTGACTTTAATTGTGGATAAGTTTATACTAGGTGTAGAGACAACAACCTTAATTAATAAGAAGACACAATGGATAAGAGAATCGTAAACACCTACGTAAAGAAGGTAGCAACCAAAGACTTAGACGAGCTAGTAAATGTATTGTACATAGCTCTAAACGGAAACCCAGATCAAAGCAAAGCACTAATGCTAAGCGTACTATTAGAGGAACCAAAATGAGACAAGTAGAGATGATGGATTTATACCAAAGAGTGATTGAATACGAAACTGAAGATCATAGCCTTGAATGGATCGTTCAGTTATTTGCTGACTTAATAGCTACGGGTCTAGCTTGGAAGTTACAAGGTAGATACGGTAGAGAAGCAAGTGATTTTATTCGTGAAGAAATCATTGATTGCAATGGTAATGTCGATTGGGACTATTACGAGGAGAACTTTGCTCTATAAAATGAGCATACGATAAATTTCTACGGGGGGTATCAAGCCCCCTTTTTTTTTGGATTTCTACGGGGGGTATCTCGGTTTGAATTTTTACGGGGGGTATAGAGATTTCTATGGTGGGTAGAGAGATTTTTAGGGGGGATTTTCGGCGGGGGTTATAGGGTGACCCCCCTGGCACGATGCCGGGTGCATTGGGTCGGAGCCGCTGCAGCATTTTTTTTGTGTTTTAAATATT